ATTATTGTAATTTTACGCTCGTCGGGACGGGTGGTCCCGCCCCTTGGCGCGGGCCGTTCCCCGACCGATGAGTTTTCTAGAGATAAATAATGCGTGACACAGTTTATTTTACACTACCAAAAGCCCCAACCCTTACGAGTTGAGGCAAACACTTGTCGCTACAAGTACACTTCTACTTCCTTATTCTCCTATATACGAGCCAAACCGCAACCGTCAAGACAAAGGCAAGAATAAAACTAATCGCCCAACCTCCGACCTTTATTTTTGCATTTTCCCACCTTGTCAGCTTCTTTTCAACGGGGTAAGGTACTTGAACACTATCAACCTTTAGAACTGTATCAGTTTTATTTAGAAATAGATACTTATACAGATACTTTTCTTTATACTTATACACTGTATCACCCTTAACCATGTAGAATACACTATCACGCTGATAGATGCTATCATGCCGGATGCTGTCACGTGTCTTGTATTCGGTTTTTACTGTCTCTACCGGGACATACCTAACCGATGTACATGAACATATTGTGAGTGCCCAAAATATGATATAAAATAGCTTTATCATAATGCAAGTATTTGTCTTTTCAGATTATTTGCATCGTAGCTAACATGTACCCACGAAAAGCCTTTTTCATCAATCAACTGTTTAAACGGCAAGCCAAGCTCTTGAATAAGGTAAAATAGCCGCTTGTTTTCTTTGGGGATTCCTGCCGTAATATCAGCCGCCATGCCGTGCAGGTGGTCGCTTGTTTTAGAGCCTCCAACTTTCTTGTTTAGCTTCTCACAACGGAAACCACTGTTTACCCGTATAGGTTTGCCGTATGCCTCGCGTAGTGGGTCAAGTACGTTATTTACCAATGCCATCATGTTGGCAGCTTGTTCTTTTGTACACTTGTTATCAATAAGAAATTTGTCTGCCGTATTACTGCGGCATAGTTCTGCGATTGTAAAATACTTCATGTTTTTTGTGTTTGTTATTGATTAATATTCTCGCATTTTGTGCCTTTTTGATAGTAGTTGCTCAAAAACGGCACACTCTTTATAAATTCTACAGATACAACATAATATAAGAATGATACGCATTTATACATAGTGCTTCCAGTTCGGCAAAGTAGTTTCCAATTGCGTAATACATTTACACCATAGAAGTAGAATACCGAATAAGTGACGAACGAAACGCATTGCAAAGAGCCGTCCGGATTTCCTTTTTGCTCACCTATATAATAGATGGCGCAAACCAACATGAAAAAAGACATTGCTTCAAGAATACAACGAAAAGCCTTTTTAAGACTGAATATTTCGTTGTTAGCCAGTAGTCCGGCAAGTAGCCCGAACAAAAAGTTAACGGCAAACAGAGCGATAAGGCTCTTTATGTCTCCGCTAACCGGATGTAGATAGGCGGCTACGCTCGTAACCAACCCAACAAAAAGATTTTTCAAATAGTACATATTCTTATTGCTTATACATTTTATCCTAACGGGTTTTCGCTTTGGTCGCCATCAGAACCAGTATTACCACCGTCACCGCCAGTGTTACCGCCAGTATTGCCACTATCGCCACTACTGCCAGTATCGCCACTGATGTAATTACCGTTATAACTATTATTCTTCCCGTACTTCCCTTTTGCATATCCTGCGCGCATATACTTGTTTCTATAGGCGTGTGGAACTGTCATTGTCTTAATTTCAATCATAATTCTATCAATGTTACATCTATGCTATCATTCGCATAATCTATTCCAAGCGCATTTACCAACATTGTTCTATCCAAAGAATTTTCCTTTATCATGTCAAAAGGAGAAAACCTATAATTCAACGAATTCTTATAAATCAACTTCGGGGTTTTATGATGCCTATAAAGTTTATCTATGAGTATCTGTTCGGGTAAATACGAATTACCTGCAATGCGACTATATACGCTCTTTAAATAATCAAGTTTTCCGTTATTTTTGGTAGCTACATTTGAATACGATAGGATTTGCTTTGCATAGGAGTTAACCGTTAGCTCTATATCATCCGCTTCTGTTACATAGTTATCGCTTATCACATTGCTATACACAATATCCTCCGTATCATCCAGCTTATTTCCGAATACATCATATATATACTTTCGGTCTGTGTACTTTATGGAAAAGTCTTTAATGTGACAATAATAGCAGTAGTCACTGCCATTGCCGTCTGTCAGATGGCACGGGCGACCGCCCAAGATAGTAGGAGGGCAAAGGTCTAATTCTATTTCACCATATAGGCAAAAACTCGGCAATTTTATCAAAACTCCATCGCTTGAATTAGATAGGTTTTCTTTATAGCTGACTTGATTAGTAGGGGAATACCAGGTGTCATAAACCTTATCATTTTCATTATTTTTGCGGACTATCAGAAAGCGGTCTTTTGCGTATATTTTTTCATATTCAAGCTTTGTTATATATTCTTTGCTGCCATCAGATTTATGTATATAGTATTTTTTTTCTCCGTAAACCGATTCAATGCCCAAGTTTACTTTGTAATAGTCTAAATTATTTGTATATTCACTGTAAAGCCTCCATTCCTCCCCATTATAATAATAATCACCTATTTTCAATCTGCAATAGAATTTTGTATCTTCATACCCAGCCGAATACTTATTACTACTGTTGCTGACATATACGGACTTTCCCGAAGGGCTGTTAAACCCATCATCTGCAATATATGACTGTGAAAACTTATAACTGAAATCTATAATCAGATACCCACTATTCAACAACGAAGCATTTTTCTTTTTAAGTGTTAAATAAGGTGTATATAATTTATCGCCACTGGTAAGCCACGGTTCACCCATTGTTTTGCTGCAAAACGTAAGATAAGTCCCCCAGTCCAACGATGAAGGTTCAGAGTCATTGATACTATAGCTGTCTGTTTTTTGAAAGAAAGAACCGTAGTATATGTTTCCTATATTACTATCATCCATCTCTTCTACCGACTGTAAGGTTTCCCAATTTTCCTTTGATTTAAAATAGGCTGACAAAAACACTGTATCATCAATTGTTTGCGTATAGTATTTATCCGGGTCTGAATTCTGATTTTCCAAATCATCATCATCTATCAAGTCGGGGCACAAATCGCCTATTGCATTGGTATTCGCCACTACCGTAACCTTATTATATACACTATCTAAGGATATAGAGCCGTTACTGCTTGATACGCCAATATCCATAATATTTTTGCTGCTTATTGGCAATATAGTATTGCTGCTTGTCAGATTACGTATATTGAACAAAGTGCAGTCAGTATATCCATTATCAATATACTCGTAGTCAATGATATAGTAAGCATCTTTCCACTGTATTAGCGTCATGCCTAAATATTCCACCAGCGAAGTAAGTACGTCCTTGCAAGTCATAGGCTCGTTCATTTCATCGAAAAAATTACGTTCATGTATGTATAGGCTTTTCAATATGCAAGCCGTTGCAGAGCTTGTTAACTTGTTACAGTTCTGAACATATAATTTCTGAACGCATTTTTGTGGGTCTGCCTTTGCGAGCACATTGCATATAATTTCAGAAAAAGAACGGAAATCGGCTTTTTCGCCCATATATGAATACTTGATATTATCCAAACATGCTATACTGTCTATCGCTTCTATATCCAACGTATCAAGTGAAATATAATCGCTTGAATACATATTGGGAGTGACAAAACCAAACCATTCAAGGGTATTCGTTTCGCGATTCTTTAAAACGACCTCAACGCCTTGATTTTCCCCGGTATATAAGTCTAACAGCAATTCCCTTGTTATAATACTACATACTGCATTCGACATTTTCAGAGGTTTATAAAGTCTGTCTGATTCCCACTCCACTGTAAATGGAGTACCGGACAAACGTATTTCTTTTGCCGAACCCGTATTTTTCTTAGTGTATATTTCAACCCTATACGGAGTATTATATCTACTCTTGAATTCCGAATAATATGCTAAATTCATTTTACTTTCTTTTTTTGGCTGTTATAATTTGAAAGGACACCTACCAAGTCTTTCCCATGTATTCTGAATGAAACCGCACCATTATTAGACGGCACATTATTAGAACCTCCATTTAACAATCTGAACAAGTTACCTTGCTGCACTCCGTTAAGTATCATTTCCCCGGTGTTAACCCGTGCTATACTCATGTCTCCGAAGGTTGACCCACCTTCTATAATACCACCATCTGCAAACTTCGGCAAGCTGGCAAACAAAGAAATGATAGACATTGCCGCACCACCTGCGGCAAGCCATCCAACTAAAGGTATTTGCGCTGCTGAACTTGCCGCCTCACCTGCTGTTTTGGCAGCAAGTGCAGGGATTAGTGCACGTATTGCAGGGATTGCCATAGCGATACTTTGCAGCAACGATGCACCCCAATTGAGCCATGAAGCTGCACCGCCATCTGTTGCACCCGATATAAATTGCATGGCATCACTGATTCCGTACAAATTATCTTGGTATTTTTCTAACAGATTGACGTCCTTTTTATCTATCGGAGACTGAAACTTAGGCAGTTTTAAACCTTCCAAATTCATTCCTTTATTAGTAATCCCAGCTATTTCAGACATAAGGCTACTGCTGGATTGTGGAAACTTGTTTTTGCCGTGTTCCGATTTAAACATTTCCTCTTTCAGAGAAATTGTCAAGTTTATTTTTTTTGCTTCCAGTTCGTTGATAGCTTGCTGTACGGCTACACGCGCCTGCAAGGTTGTAGCGTTTATCAATTCCTTGTTCTTTGCGCTTATTTGCTCACTCAATGCCGCAATAGAACCCGATGGAGCTACATCGGGTTTCTTATTTCTCGCACTGTTATTTGTTGCAGGATTACCAGCATACACTTTATATCCTTCCAAACTTTGTACGGGTGCAAATCCTTTGACAGCCTTATTTGAATTATTGAATTCGTTGGCAGTCTCGTTATACTCTCTACTTACAGAACGCAGCGAAGTTGTTAATTTCTGATATTCGGATGCCATATTTGCAATGTTGGTAAGCTCCTCATCCTTATACTTGTTTAACATTGCATTGACTATAATAGCTTCTCTTTGGCTCTCTATATTATCCTTTATCTGTTGGTTAATAGCCTCTATCCTTTTGGGGTCAGTGGTATTGCTTAACTCTTTGCGTTTTGCCGTGTCATATCCTACACAGGCATTATATCCATTAGAATAGCGTTGTTTTAATTCGCTTCTCTTTTGTGGGTCTGTAACATCTATTTTTAATGCCATTCTGACATCATCCATTGTTACTTTCAGTTTGTTGCCACCTATTTCCTCCTCAACAGATGAAGTAATGGCTTTAACCAAATCGGCTTGTAAAGTCCTATTAATTTCACTTTGAGAGCCAAGTGCCGTTCGCCAATTTCCAAATGCTGCAATACGCTCATCAATGGGCGCAAACTTATTTTTAGCAGTATATTGCGCTTCGGCAATATTACTTTCATTCTCCGCGCTAAAATAGCTATGACTAATTCGCGTATTTCCCAATTGGTCTAATGCCGCAATACTTTCTTTTGCCTTGCTAATAATGCCATCAAGACCGCCAAGAAAGCCCGTAAAATCACCAGTAGCCAATGAATAGAAAAATTCATCAACGGTGGTTTTAGCACTGCCAATAGTAGCCGCCCACGCATCCCCGGTTACTTGGCTTGAATTGATGGTTTTGGTAAATACTTCGGATGCACCAGTAACAACACCGATAGCGCCAGCGAATTTAAGCATACCTACGCCTGCGGTTTTAGCCATCCCGATTACGCTACTTTGATAGTCATTAACCCCCTTCTTTGAACTACTTAGTTTTGCATCAAAGTTATTCGTGTCTAACAGTAACCGATTTATTATATCTGCCATGTAATCAATTTTTATACATTCGTTCTACCTGCTTTGCTTTTTCACGTAACCGTTTCATCTCATCATCTGTGACCGTTGCGGCTTCCTTATCTTCTTCGTCCCAAGGAAAGCGTAATATATCTGTTTGTTCAAGTTTTTTCGTGCTATTCGATTGAGCTATGATATATCCGATAATACGGGTCTGTTCCCATGCTTCACGATTACGGAGATTAAATCCAGTCAGAAACGTTTTCACTTCCCCGAACGTCATTTTGTCAAGAAAATACGATGGTGATATGCCGCCAATCCCTACTACGCGCTCATAAAGTTTATGTATGCTTATCGGCTTCTCTTTTTTTTTGTGGATTTATCCGTTTCTTTACTGGCAAACTGCGCTTGTTTTTCCAGTTCAGAAACAACAAACTTTTTATATTCAGAGAACAAAGACGGGTTCGCATCGCATACGTCTATGAAGTCGGCAAACGACATGGAGAACGTTTCGTTGTTAGCCAGCAATGTGCAGTAAAAAAGTAGGTATTCATCTATAAGCTTCCCAAAGGTAAACGGTGCGCCTTTTATCTCTTCATATACGAAGAAATTCCGAAGAATATTTCTAAGGGTATATTCTAAACCATTGATTGTTATCTTTTTCATGTTGAATACAAATAATAGGGGCAGTTCTCACCGCCCCCGATTAACAATACATTTTATCCTAACGGGTTTTCGCCTTGGTCGCCATCAGAACCACCGCCACCATCGCCACCGTCACCGCCTGCCGAGCTGTCACCATTCGTAAGCACGCCAGTGCCATCAAGAGAGACGGAAAAGGTTGCTTTATCACCGTCAGAGGCATTCAGTTCAAGCGAAGTTATTAACGCTTTACCTTGATATGGTTTTTGGGGCAACTCCCAGCCAGCCGATGGCAACGAATTTCCACGGTTATCGGGAATACCGAAAGCAACATCCACGGGTTGCGCTGCAACCATCATGGCAAACAGTTTGTCATAGCCGTTAATGTCTGCATCCGCACTGAAGCAGTTTTCGCTAGAACAATTCCAACCCAATTTTTTAATGTCCTTTTCATTCCATATGCCACTATCCTTACTCTGTGTGTCAATTGTTTCGGCTGACATGCCGATTTTGCAAGACGTTGCCAATGCAATAGCCTTGCCGCCAACAAACAACATCAAATCTTTACCTAATACTTGTTTTGCTTTTGCCATATAATTCAATTTTAAATGTTTGGTTCTGTTTCAAACGAAAAAGTGAGCCGTTGTATGAAAGTATCTTCCGTAAACGTTTCATCCGTTGAAATTAAATTCGCATCAATGACTGAAAATCGTTTATAATCACCAGTTTTCTTGTCTATCAAATCGCGTACATATTCCGCAATGATAATCGAACGGGAATAATTGGAGTCTGCTACGATTATTTCAACTTCTACGTTATCGCCAGTGCTGTATCTGTCTTTTGTCGTATTCGGAATCAACGAATTCCGTTTGTACAAAATGAAAGGAAATGTAGTAGCGCGTAGTGTAGATACTGGAAATATCTTATCTCTAACAAGCCTTTTTAGGCTTGCAGAAGATGATAACTTTTCATATATATGTGTACCTATAGATATACTCATTTCTTGTTTACAATCTTTTTTATAGCATCTACTATATTCTGCTCCAACATACTTTCAGCCTCCGTTTTCTTTGCCGTAACTGCATCGCCAAAGAAATTGTACGCTTTCATATTACCCCTATTTGCCCCTTTCTTGGTAGCTCGTTCCGTTGTTCCCAATTCTATAAACCGAAGAATATAAGAACGGGAATCTTTCTTTCGCTTATCCAGCAAATCAATACGAGCACCCGAAGCGTTACGATAGACCGCTATATTTATATCGTTCTTCAGTGGCTTATGGATTATGCCGCCTTTCGTAACCGACTTATTAGCGCTCGGAAAGAGTGAAACCAAATTACTCTGCGCTCCCTTTCGTATGACTAATATCGATTTTCGCAAAGCTGCCTTTATAGCTTTCTTTGCTTCCTTGTCATTCAGTTGCGTTAGTAGCCGATTAATCTTTTCTACGTCAACTATGACTTTATACCCAGCCTGCGTTACTTTGCTACTCATTGATTAACTCTGCTTGTATCACCGTACATTGTTGTTTCCTATCGCGATTTATGGAAATTATCTTATAACTTCTTTCCTCATGTATAAGTATCATTTTTTCATGTATATCTTTGCAGTATCTAATCTTGCAAGTTATCGCCAATGGGTTATACACTTCACCATTGACAAGTTTACGACTGCCGGATGCAAATCGAACCTCCGCACGTTTGGATAGCACATCTACCCACTCATCGGAAAATCCTCCCATTTCATCCCGTGCCGTTTCCGTTTCTTGGAAACGTATAATCTCATTAAGTAGTCCTGCCTGCATTATTGATACTTTTTAAATGGTCTGATAAGATATGCCAGTGTATAAGGAATAACGTTGGGCGTGGCAAATGAAACGGGTTCACGATTAGCGTAGAAGTTTCCTGCCAGTATCTTGATAGCATGTTTCAACATCGGATTCAATGCACCGTTTTCCTCATGTTCTGAAAGTGGCGCATTAATAGCTCTCTCTACCGACATTTGAGCAACGGTAACAATATCAGCCAGATATGTATCATCATCGCTAAAGTCAATATTGAGATGCTTCTTTATTTCTTCGAGTGTAATATATTCTTTCATAACACATTTTAAAAAGAGGTGGAGATATTGAAACATCCCCACCTCCCAACAACTAATATAGAAATGATGAAAACAAAATTGCTTTATGCAGCCTTTTTCTTTGCAATGGCAAAGGCTTCTGTACGTGCCGTAACCAAATCGTAATCAGTATTCAAAATGAAGTTGACTACGTTCGACTTGGCATCTGTGTACGGGTCTATAATCAAGTCCATTTCGCCAAATTGACCGATGGCTGAATAAGAGAACACACCGAACCCGATTGTATCAGCATCCATGTAGTTGGAAACAAGAACCGGATAACCGTTAATCATTCCATCCTTGCAAATCATTTCAGCCGAACCCTTTTCCTTTGGGGTTGTTTTCAATGCTCCGTAAACCTTCGGAGTACAAACATAAGCCGCTGTACCGTCTGTTACGTCTGCACCGTTATCCATTACGGTAGTTTCCAATGCTACGACATTGGCAAATGTAAGTGCGGTATCGTATTCTACATCTGCCTCCGTTTTAACGAAGCATCCATCGGTCGCACCTGCCAACTTTGTACCGGAAAGCAACCATTTGTTCAGCAAACGAGCAACCGCCTTTGAAAGCTGTGTTAACACGATATTCTGCAAATCGTAATTGGTTTGTTTGATGGCAGTTCGGGAAACCGGAATAGACACAGATACACGTTTGGGAGTTGCCTTTACCTTACCTATATTCAAATCACTGTCTCCGATTGTAGCTGTTTCGCCTGCGATGGATGCCTCGACCGCTTGCAATGTCGGAAAAATGAATTCGCCTGCCAGTCCGCTTTGCATCTTGATGCCCAATTTGTCAAGAATCAGCCCCTTTTCAAGCGGTTCAATGACTTCGCCAACTGTAACGGGCACGGTTGCATCTGCGGTAGTGATTGCGGAAACCTCGGCACGGGTTACTACTTTAATGCCATTCTCGGAAACGATGCCTTTGTAATCGGTCAAAGAGCGATGGTTTACTACATCATCAACCGCCTTTGCAAATAATACTGCACCGGACATTCCACCCAAATAGTTAGGCTCGTTATCCAATCCTCTACGCTCTTCTCTCATCTGCAAAAGTTCCTTTTCGTTCTTCAACGAATCAAACTCTTTTTGCTCCGTTTCATTCAAAATACGCTTTTCAGCCTCCGCTTTATCAAGCATTGAACGCATCTGTTCTTTAATCTCTGCAATTCTTACGTAGTTTTTTCTCATAACTAAATGAATTTTCTTAAATTATTAATTTGGTTTATATACTCAATGTCTTTTTGTTCAATGTCCGAAAGGCTTCTTACCGTTACGTCCGTGTCGAAATATGCCGGGTCTGCAACAATGGAAACATCAAACAACTTATCTATTTTGTGAACTGTACGGAATAAGATGCCATCTTTCCGCTCGTAGGTAACATTTTTCTTTTCATCCGTCCAAAAGGCGAATGAAGAACCGAATAAGTCGCCTCTGTTAATCATTTCTATTGCATCATTTCCGCATTGCGTGTTAGGCGCATCAAACTTGTATGCCAGTCCGTAATCATCAACGGATAGAGCCAACGAACCTGCACCCATATTTGACCGCGCCAATAGCCTTTGTTTGTTATGCTCCATCAAGGCTTTTATGTCACAGCTCCGTATTAGCTCATCTGTGATTGCACCTTTTTCTATAACTTCAATGAAGAACTGTTTTTTCTCCACATCATATAATATACGGAACTGTTTGCCGAACACAGAGCCGTAGCCTTGTATCGTTCGCCCGTCTATTTTCGGAGATGCCTCTTCCGTGTAGCTTCTTATTTCCATTATCTTTTTACTATATGATTTTTATTCATCCTTTGGTAGCTCCTTATTTTGTTCTCCGTGTATCTTTGCGGAATTGATAGGCGCAACATTGCAGCTAACCATTACCGTATCTCCACCGTCAACGGGTGCGATGCCTTGTTTCATCCGTAAATGATTCGTCGTAAATACACCAAGCTCATACATGGACTTATCATAGGCTGCACGTGTTGTTAAGTCGGTTTGGTACAATGCTTCCAAATCGAAGTTTATTTTATAGACACCGCTTAGTTTATCCGGTACTAACTTAGCGTTGAACTCCGCTTCTATCTGTGATAGTATAGGCTGTAAAGTGTCCGTCAAGAATGATACCTGCCCCATTTCGGAAGCTTTATAATTCGTGGACTGTCCGGCAAAAGCCTTATCGGGATTAACGCCATAAAAACGGCACACATCCAATACTGAAAATTTCTTTGTTTCAAGTAGCTGCGCATCAACCGGATTTATAGATAATTGTTGAAATTTCAAGTCCTCCGAGATGGCTATAATATCTTTACCGGAGTTCAACTGCGCTTCAACTCTATCGGCTACCGGAGATGTTTGCTCAAAATCAAGCGCATCAATACCGGACATACCGCCACTTGCGCCATAAAGCAGGGCTTTTACTTTTGTTCCGTTCTGAAACGTCTGCAAGTTTTGATTATCTGCACTTGCTGAAATGGAAAGTATGCGTGAGGCGTAATAAATTGTACTGACACCAGTATAACCGCCATCCAGACTTTTGTTTTTCAAATGAATTATATCATCCGCATCATACACACCGCTAATATGATTGATGCCGTCAGAAATCACATATCTGTTTGAAAACTTATCGTAGCAAACAGAGTTGTTTGCGCAAAGTATCAGTTCTGAAACCTCACCGAAAGAACGTCTTATAAGAATGTAGGCGTTCCCATTATTCACCATTTGAATGATGGCATTCTGCATAAAATCGAATGAGTTAAGGCGCTTGTTCGGTCTGCGAGTCAATACGCTATGCAGTTCGTTTTCACAATCAATAGAAAAATAACCGTTTTTCTTTCTCTTAACCTGCAACGGCAATGAGGCTATTGTGCCGGACAATATAGACACACAACGGTAAACTGCTGCAAGCTGCATTGCGCTGTTTGTACTCGTTACATCTATAGGCTGTGACGGTACAGACGGCAGACGGGCTTGTATTGCCTTTCCTGCTCCTGCACCAGTATCTACAGACCTCTTTTGTTGTTTTCTCCAAAATTTGATGTTCATGTTTTTATTGGGTTATGTTATTGTATAGATAGAATGTCATAAGGTTGGTTATTGCGCCATCTATCTTTAAATTATGTGTTTTCTTTATAGGCTTTTTGTTCTCGTTCCTATCCTCATCCAGTACCGCATTTCCGAAACAGTAATAAGTGATAGGGTTAGGAGAAAAGGACATTAGCCCACGCTTCACAGCTAATTCAAAGCTTTCTACGGGGCTTGTAAACGTGCCGTATGTCTGCTTGACTGGAGTCAGTATCTTTTTTGCACCGGAGGCAGAAAGCATATTAACGAACTCTGCGGAACGATACGGGTCATATCCGATACCTAATATTTTCACAGCCTTGTTTCTCGCCAATATGTCAGCTACAATTTGTTTATAGTCTATCACATTGCCTTTGCAAAGTTTCAGATGCCCATCTTTAGCCCATTTCTCATAAAGCTCACGGTTCGGATGATTAGGCAGTGCATCAGCAGGGAAATAGTAATCAGTATGCGAATGAAACGAACGGGATGCAGCCGAATAAAGCATGTATGTGACAGCCGAAAAGTCGTCACACACAGACAAGTCAACGGCAACCATACAAGGCGGACGGTTCGCCAGTTTATCAATGTTTATATCTTTTGTAAGCGCCTCAATATCGGATGCAGAAAGCCATATCTTTGCAGTATTCTGCACGAATAGGTTAAGCAGTTTCGTTCTGAACTCCAAAGCATCATCAGCACTTATCAAGGCTTTTTGGTACTCACTCACATAGAAATCTTCATAAACGGTTATGCCCATGTGAGGCTGCACCTTATGCCATGTGTGAGGGTCGCTTTCTTCATCGCCTGCATCCGGCTCAAATATATGGGCAAATACAGCATCGTTAACAAGTTCATCACGTAATATCGCCTTGTAGTTCTTTAGCATATCAATGAACGGGCATTCTTGTTTGTCGGATGCAGTAGTAATTACAATTGTTAAAGGGTTGAGCCGTGCGCCCATTGAAGACGTTAATACATTCTTCAGTGCTGCGCTATCGGCCTGCGAATATTCGTCCAGTATCACCGTGCTCGCATTTAAACCGTCCAATTTATCGGGATTGGATGCCAAGCAACGGGCAAAGGATGTTTTACCCTTTATTCTGTTATAGATAATCTCTCTGTTAATGGTAAACCTGCGTAGCTTCGGGTCTAATGCCTTTAAAATGTTGCGAATTTCATCGAAGCATACTTTCGCTTGGTTATACGAATTAGCTGCTACATAGGTCTGCGCATTAGCATCACCGAATAATAAATCATATATAGCCAAACTCGCTACACTCGTTGTTTTGCTGAATTTACGAGGGACGAACAACAGTGCTTCACGAATGACACGTTTCTTTGTTCCGGTATGATAAAAGCCTAATATGTTGGCGAACTGGAACACTTGTATAGGCGTTAGCTTGTACCTTGTCTTTCCTTTCGTACCACTGAACTTTAGACTTTCATAGAATACGATGAATTTGCGTACTTCGCTCATTATGAAATCGTATGTATCAAGAAACCGAAAGAAACGGGCTATCGAAAGAAGTTCATAAAGATTATGGTCATTGGGATTATTGATACAGCTACGCACATACGAACTTAGACGGCTATCTGCCTTTTCCAAGTTGTATGAAAGTACATCAATACTACGCAATCTTTTTGCAGTGGCATCTTTTAACCGTATCAGTTCATCTTTAGTTAACATCGCCTGCCTCGTTTACCTTATTGATTAAGTCGTTAACCTCATCATCTTCCGTTGCTGTAAGTGTCTGCAACGTCAAACCAAGTTCGCGCAACTGCTTACGGGTTGTTTCCAAAGCATCAAATAATACTTTGAATGCAGGATGTGCTACGAGTTTCGTATTTTCTTCGCGTGTCTTTTCTTTCACGAAAGATTTCATTCGGCTTTTAGATATGTCAGATAGAGCGATACGGAATGCCATGTATGAACCAGCGCAAAGCTCTATGCACAAATCCAAGTCGGGCGTATATGTACCCTGCGATGCCATCGCCTTGCTTATCTTATCTTTTATATCTTCTAAATCACCCATTTTATGCGCTTTTTACACATAACTTTTTATTGTTAGTATTTGGTAGCGCATTAGTTACGGATAAATGAAGCATCCCCCCAGCGCCCCCACCATCTGAAAAAACTTTGCGCGTGTAACTATTAGGGGGAGTGGGTTTAGACTATACAGACAAGAAATAAAAAAACGCCCCCCCTTGCAGCAATAGTATAACCATCCGCAATAGCAGTAAAATGGAAATTATTATTTGCTTTTTAAAATTGGAATTTGTTTCTTTGCAATAAAAGAATAAACCTTTATATTATGGAAACGGATACTATTTTAAATTACACATACAGTTTTCTGCAAGGAAGTTTATATTTCAATTGTGTTTGTCTTGGACTTGCGGTGATATCGATTATATTATGTATATACTTCTATATTAAAGCAAAAAAGGTTAAGCAGCCTACTTATGCTGTTAGAACAATAAGACTAATTGAGCCTAAAATTAAAAATATTGGGAAATATTCTTAACCATCTTAAAAATACACACTTAAATATTTTATAATCAATATGTTATAAGAAAGGTGATTTTAATGAAGAAACAAATAAGGAACAAAAAATAGGAATTAAAGTGATTTCTCATTTTTCTATTTGCACTCTGTTTCTTTCTTTTCGTTTGTTTGCTTTCAGAGTGCATTCCGAGCAATTTTATCTGCTCTCATCATTCGAAGAATTTGCTCCTAACTTTAACTAACAAATTATTTGCAGCTCATAAAGAGAATACAAATTATTATCTCTTGAAGTTGTATTGCTTGTAGCAAAGATAATCTTTTTTGTACAGGCAGCCAAAAATGCCTGCCTATATTTAGTTTAATTTAGTTTAGCATATATAAGGCTAACAAACTAAACCAAACTGGATTTTCATGTTACTTTTTGTGATTTTCCCATTTTACCCATACAGCCAAAAGAGAAGATAAGCTCTTGCCTCTTTTCTCTTTTCGCTGCGATACTCTTTTACTTCATAGCCACCTTTTACACACATCCGTACCGAGCAAACTCCCACATGCTCGCATATCAACTTTCGGTCTGCCCGATGGGAATTGTGTCGCAAAGGTATTTGCCATGTCTTTATTGTATGCAAGGTTGTAACCTGAAGGTTCACTACAAAATCTCCACGCTCCGCTTCGCAGAGGTAGTATTTTGTAGTGAAACCCTGCATACATAGCCATGCCACCTGTTGAAGCGACATAATTTCAATCAAGCCCGAAAGTAAGTGAAATGCTACAGGAGGGAAAGTAACAAACTTAAAACTTGGTATTTATGGCAAATTATGCAACCAACATTTTCCACGCAAGAACGGAAAATAAAACAGACCTCGACAAAATAGAGGCTTTCTTGGATGACACTTTCAGCGAATTTACCAATCGATATGGTGATAGTGTAGATGCAGAATTTTCCTCTCGTTGGGTGTATCCAGAAGAAGAAATCAAAAAATTGGTAGAATCGTTGGAGGACAAAGATAAAGTCTATATCAAGATTCTAACCTATGAATTTGAAGACGAGTACGTGAGCTTTAGAATATTCTCTCAGGGAGAATGGAAGGTCAAATTAGTAACTGAATGAGTAGAAGAAGATAAAGTAAAATTATGGTCTATCCTACACTTTGCTTATTCTATAAGAGACACACGGATGGAACGATTGTCGGTGATTTCGACAACAAAATCACTGTTCGTTTCATCTGTGGCAAAGAGAGAGTATTAAATACTGTGATGAAGTAATTTTTACAATTTTACAACATAGAAACCATGACACAGATAGCAATGAAATTCGTCCAATGGGATGTGCCCGAATTGGAAAAACTGAAAGATAGCAAGGTTTACAAATTACGGGAACGTCTTGATAATGGCGACAAGTTGAGTCGGGAAGAAAAGAACTGGCTCACCCGCAATGTGAAAGAGTGCTGCCATTTCAAAAGAGGTATCGCTTTAATGGGCTACCGTTTTGACTTCTCCGATGTTCTCAAACGGTATTTCGTGAAACAACACGGACATATTGCCGAATATTATGCCATTGACAAAACCGCACTACGTTCTGTCCTATATGGTCGAATTGAAGATATAATCGAAGTACAATAAAAATCAAAAGAAGCATGAAAGTAACAATTGAACACAGCTTTTGCCCCTATTGTGACGAGGTAACTGAACTTTATTTCCGAATCATTAACACGATTCTTTTTTCTGGCAATGAGGCGGAATTGCGTGAAAGCATGAGACAGTTGGAGAAAAAAACTCCACTTGATGAATATTTCACATACGGTTACGGTGCACGACACCTTTGGGTTTGCCAGCGACGTCCCAGCGACAAAACCAAAATATTCGAGCATCGTATTATGATGGTTGAATTTCAATGACACCTTGGGCAAATATCATCGACTGGCTGGAATGGAATCACCCATTTCAGCCTTACTTCCATTTTCCTTTTATAACTTTTTCTTTTGGCTGCGCCACTCCCTTTTGTAGAAACCAGCCATTCGCACAAAGCGAATTGGAAACCACTTTGTGAAAAGTCTGGTTCTTCCTGCCGTTTTTCCTTCCAGTTCCATTTTTTTTCGATGCGGATATCACTATCCTCCAAGGATGGGCTACCTACGCTTCTGTCCACTCTTGGCTGACACATTCCTTATGCAGTGGCCTTTTTTCTGATTGGATGGTATTCTGTTTGTTACAGTCTCAATTCAAGCCAGGCATGTCTCGCTTTGGCTTTGCTATTCTTCACAGACTTTCGGACGGATGTTTCGCCTTTGTGCCGACATTTGGATTTGCTCTTTTTCCTTATCATTACCGGTTTACTTGTTTCCCATTTTCCATAATCGCTTTTTATCGAAGCAATCATCATTTTTCCTCTGCAAAGATAGTATGCCGACGGGAACGACATGGTTGTCTTGACCAATGGCGTAGCCGCTTCAATCTTCCTTTATCGAGCCTTCGATTTTACCTGTGGCTAAAAATAAAGCGTATTGACGCGCTATCCTTGGTGCATCCCTTAAACGACGTCTACTTTTTAGGCAGTGTAAAAATTGATTTAATAACTTCTAAAAGCAATTCAACATGAAAAAGATTGAAAACAATTTCACAGTAACCGGATTCTTAGGTAAAGACGCTGAAATCCGAGAGTTCACCAACAGCAGTGTCGCACGTTTCCCATTGGCCGTAAGTCGTCAGGAAAGGAATGCCGAGGAAACCAACCGCATTTCAGCCTTTATGAATATTGAGGCTTGGCGTAAAAACGAGAATACTGGGTCATTCGACCAACTGACCAAAGGTACGATGCTCACCATTGAAGGCTACTTTAAGCCTGAAGAGTGGACCGACAAGGTCGGTGTGAAGCACAATCGTGTTGTTATGGTGGCTGTCAAGTTTTATCCTCCTATCGAAAAGGAGGATGTTCCTGAAAAGCCGGTAAAGCCCGTGAAAAAAGGCAAAAAATAATTCTTGCCTTATCATGAACAAAGCGATCTTTTGGTCGCTTTTGTTTTGCTCATGACCGGATTAATACGCATCATACTTTTATAAGTGACTGTTGCGATGCCAAGCTCCAAATGAAATCTTCACCCGGTAATACTGTTATACTTAGCTCCACTTGATGAACAGGCAGATTACGATTTTCAATAGAAAAAAGAAGACTCTCTCAATTCCATACCTCTGAGCAGCTTTCCAGTCCCTCTTATAACCATATTTCTTCCCAAAAGTGAGGTTACGTCCGCCGTCCATTAATTTTACAGTGCGAAGTTAAGTCGGACGTGAACCTGCAAGGCGCGTTTCATTTGCAGTCAATGCCGTTCAAATGAAATCCTTCGGATTCCGCTTCCTCCTTGCATTGTTCTCTTCTTCCGCCTTGTGGTTTGCACGTAAAATCAAATCCCACCGGACGAGGTAAAAGCCTCTGAAGGGAAGGGAAAATAAAAAATTAGAATGTATGAAACAAATAATTTGGTCAAGTGATGCTCTATTGGATGAAACAGCAAGAGAGTATTATCAAAATTTCAAGCGAGAAGAACTGGACGATGATGCCTACAAGGTCAGCGATGAAGAGTGGTCGGACGAAGTGTATAATGAATTGGGGGATGAGCGGCAGAACCTAAACAAGGATGTCAATGGAGTCATTATTGCATTTGGAGATTTAGGATTGTGGAACGGACGCAAACAAGGCTATCAAATTTTGGGTGACAACATTGCCGGGATATTACAATCTACACAGTATGATGCAGAGTGGTACGGTGACGGCTACGATATACGAGGCCGTATGTCGCACCATGATGGCACGAATTATGTTTTGTACCGTGTCGCTGAAAATCGTGACGACGCAGAACGGATTGCCGCAAAAATCTACAACTATGAAATTGACGAGAATGGTTTTCGCCAAGTTACACGTTCCCTCCACCCCTATGTGGCCGCAGTGTATGGCTGGAAAACTCTACAGGACAACCTCGTTCAGGTAAAATAGCCTGTAACCTGTACTTAAACAAATGCCGTAACGCTTTCTCAAGAGGCTGTTACGGCACTTGTGTTTTATGCCGTATATATTCTGCATAAAATGTGGTGAGAAACTATTCCTTTTTACACATTTATGAATGTTCCCGCCCAACTGTTGTAGGTGGCCGCTTGTGCCAGTTTCCTTTTTTAGACTCCGGCCCTCCTTTATAGCCCCATCCAGCTACCCCCTATATTTCTATCCCGCAAGCCTGGTTATTTCCCTGCAAAATTCGATTGCCGGCTGTCCGTCCTGTCAAGGACCGCTGACACTTGCTGCTGTAAAATCTTCCTCTCCGAAATATCGAAGAGTGTATTTTCCGCATCCTCCTTGCCCGTTCTGGCCGCCAATCCCGTGGGCAGAAAAATAATCAACCTTTCGGTACAGGAAGTATCGAAGGGAAATAAATAAAATATTAATCTTAAAATTTGAGGCATTATGACATTCAGAGAATTTATGTTAGAGAACGGTTATGAATTGCAAACAACCTTTTGGAATGATTTTTCCATTGCTGACCGATTTGGTCTTTCGGCGATACAGGACACTTTCAGCCGTGCTTTTGAGGAGTGGAAAGAGAACTACAAGTATCTCACGGAACTGGTTTTAGTGCTTAACCATAAGATATGGCAGCATTATGAAACAAGGCCGGAAATTGCGACATTGTATAATACCCTTTGGGCACAAGCCAGTCAATATGCAATGGAGTATCTGAAAGATGACGAGCTAAGCTATTATTATGATGTAACGGATTAAATGTCCCAGCTCCTCCCACAGGAACAAAAGAAAGCCGGCTTTTGTCGGCTGCTCTTTGTGGTCATTCCCTTTTTTATCACTCCGTTTTACCCTTGTATAAAACGAAATTATTTCGTTTCAGGCTGCTACCAGTCAGGACTTGTTTTTTCCTGTGCAAAGGTATTGCCACGGAAAAACATTCAAGTACCGCTACGCTATTTGAACACAATTTTTCAGTAGCTTTCCCGATTTTCAATCGCTCAAATGTCGTATACGCTCCATACCGCAACTGTAAAAATTCTGTCCAAATTCCTTGCCTGCTTTTCCTTAAAGGCAATCTTGAATGCACGTAAAAATCAAATCCCGACTGGAGAAGCCTAAAGGCTTCCGAAAAAAGGGAAAAAAAGAACATGATGTTTAATAGCTAAATTTTAAAAGTATGGAAATTCAATTTGTGATTGTTCGTTCAGAAAATGCAGAGTATTTGTGTCACAATGTAAATGGAACGTATGTGGATGTCAGCGACCCATCAACAGAATTTGTTTCTGGAGAGGATGATTTTCGCTTGGTAGAGCCGGACAGCTCCCTAACGCGGAAAGAATACGAGTTTCGTGGAGAACGCTTTTATCTCATGCCTCAATTTTATGGCAATGGCTGGTTAGCACTTACTTTGCAAAGTGTGGAAGATGAAACAGAGTATATCGTGCTATCCGTCAATTTGGAGAGCATGGATGCACTCGATTTGCCAGACCGTACATTTATTGATGTGAATCATTATCCGGATGCAATGGAGTTTCTGGAGACAAATAATTTAGCGACCTATTCAGGTTACAAGCGTAGAAGCGGATTTGTGGAATATCCAATGGCGGTATTGAATCTTCCTTTGCTTTATCAGCACGCCCCGCAGATTTTCCAAGAGGCGAATATCGAATGTTTTTAAATGGTTTTCTGAAAGTATGGTACTGATGACTACCAAAGAGATACCGTATCGGTTAAATCATATCGGTATGGTATCTTCTTTTGCCCGAAGACAGGTGGCATCCCCCTTTTTTACAGATTGCTCCGTGCCCACTTTTTTAATTTCCTTGTTTCCCTTTTATAGCAGCGTAACTGCCTGCTTCTCTTTTACAGTCCTTATGTAATGAATGTTGATGTTTCCTGTCGTTATCCAGACTTTCGCCCGGTCTTGTTTTCGTGTGCAAAATTACGGCGAACGAACGCTATCCAAGTATCGCTACGCTATCCGAAATGAAATTTGACGTAATCTTCCTAAATCATAGATTTCGGTATTCATAAAATTTCATTTCCGATTCCTTGCACTGCGTTCCTGCTTCGTCGTTTGGGACGCACATGAAAAACAACCCTTCCGGCAAAGTCGAAAGACTTGAAAAAAGGGAAAATAAAAAACTTAATTAAAAACGAAAACGAGTATGACAATAGAAGAAGTATTACAGCACGATTTAAAATTCAGGTATATGTTATTGGGGCGTTTGCAAGCCGACTGTGAATATTATCTTGGCTTTGGAAACAAAAGTTCTCGTCGTTTGTGGGCTGGTTCTGAAAAGACACAAATTGAATACATGACGAAAATTCACGACAGCTTCCGAGAAAACGAAAAACCCGAATGGCTGACAATGGAGCAAATCAAAGAATACAGCAATGCTATGGAAGTAACACAAGAATAATTCAAAAAAAATACCGTAATGACCTTTAACGGAGGTGTTGCGGTATTACAGTATTACAGTATTACAAATAAGGGGCACGAGTTTGAGAACAATACTTCGGTAAATTTTTACCGAAAAATTAAAAGTTAAACAATAGAACCGGCAAAAGTCGGTTCGAAAACACTAAAGAGGTCATTGAAATGTTGTCAAAAACGAATGGTTAAGCAT